CAAGTTGAAAAATCTTTACCATCACCTCTAGCTACGTCAGCTACTACCATATAATCTCTTGTATAGTCTGCTGGTTCCCATACCCAAAAGTTCTGGTCAGCGCCTCTCCTTTCAAGAGGATCTTTTATTGTTGTTTGAGATAAAAATTCAATCCATTCTGAGTGGAATACTACATCTCCAGATGTACTAAAGTCACAATCACACTCTTGAGCTGCTAATCTAGGATCACCCAACAATTCATCTTGTCGTTTTCTCCAGTTTTCATCTCGTTCAGGATGAACGAACCAAGGTAATTTAATAGGTAAAAAGTCGTTTTCAGCATTTTCGGCTGAAACCCATGTTTTATGGAACCAGTTTCCAGTTCCATATGGTGTTGAAAGTACAATTGCTCCACCACCTGTAGCTAATGTTTGTTGTGCTGATGCCCATATTTCTCCAATTTGTTCAATGAAAGCTGCCTCATCCACTATCAACAAAGATACTGCTTCTGAACGACCTGCATCACTTGATGCTGATGTGGCTTTAATTTGAGAACCGTTACTTAATCTTAATGTTAATTTGTTATGTTCGTCTGCTGGAATTTTAAGCCATGAAGGTAAGTTATCAAACATAAACTTAACCTTTGTAACCATGTTTTTTGCTGTTTCTTGCTTAGTAGCAATACATAACACGTTTTTATCCTTTTGGAATAACATTAACCATAAAGAATAACCTGCGGCTAATGTTGAAATACCTAACTGACGAGATTTTAATACAATTGAATATGGATTATCTCTAAATAAACGTAATGTTTTTTCTTGAAAAGGATATAAATTAAATATTACTCGACCCCTTTGTGGATGTTGAATATTACAGTACTTTTTCATAAAGTGAGCCGGATCTTGGGCACACTTAATGTATTCTTCTCTTATTATTTGTTTTAAATCTTGACTCATAGAGCTATTAATAAGCCCGATATAATGCCAAGAATTCCACTAATGTAACCTAAATTTCTTTGCTGAAGGGCTGTTTTATGTTCTTTTTTATATAGTGTAACCTCTTTATCTTTATTTTCAATTAATTGCTTATAATCGCTTTCATTTTTTACATACAAAGCAATTTGAGCCTCTTTAATTTTAATAACACTATCTTGATTATATACAATTTTATCTAAGATAATAATAGAGTCGCGAACAACTCCCAATTGATTTTTTAAATAATCTTTTTCTGTTTTAACTACTAATGCCTTTTTTAAAGCAATACAAGGTACACAGCAAGTTGAATCATTTAAAAGCGTTTGCGAACTCGCGGGCAGCATCAGCATTAGACATAGCAACGATGCGATTATGTTCTTCATTGTATTTTTCTTTATATTCATTTGCTTTTTTATTTAAATTACCTAGTTTTTTCTTATCCTCATTTATTATAGTTCCTAAAACACAAGCTATAGAATCTAACTGCTTAATTTTAGCAGAAGTAGAATCTATAGCATTATGTAAAGAATCGTTTTGAGCATGTAACCTATCTAATTCAACTTGAAATTTTTTATTAGATGGTAAAGCAAAAAGGACAATTAAAGTAGCTATTAAAGCACCTAATCCAAAACTAATTATAAATTTCATATTATCCAATTAAATCTCCAGTATCAATTTTAACGTCTCTTTCTTTAAACGCTTTAACTAATTCTGGTTTTTTAATAAATTGTTTTAAAGCAGCCATTTTTTTATCTTTTTCAACTCCTTTTTCCATATCTTTTACTTTAGTAACTAAAGTTTTAAGTTTAGATTTAAAGTCTTCAAATTGGTCTGTTGGAATTTTAAATTTAGAAACAGTTTTTACTTTTTCTTTTTCTAATTCTGCTTTAGTAGGTTCTCTGTCTTCATCTTCTGATAAGATTTCTACAATGTATTCTTTAATTTCTGCTTTTAATTCAGATTTTTTCATGATTATAAATATTAACCAAAAATTGTCTCTGTCATTTTCGCAATACGTTCTTCAGTTGAACCTTTTAATTCAACAAAATTTTTAATTTTATGATTACTCCTATAAAGTAATATTTTAATAGTAAAATCAATTAATTCTCTATAACTTAAATCAGTTTCACGAACACCATTATCTTCCATATCAACACCTTCAGGAGACACATAAAATATATAGTCATATTCTTCTAGTAATTTATAAGCAGCATCACAAAATGCCTCTGCATCATAGTACTCAATTGATTTAGCTGCTTTAGTAAACGCCATAACATCAATAACTGTACGATCTGTAATAATGTTTTCATTCATTAATTCAGCACAACGTTCAGCTAAAAATACAAACTGACCTTTTAATGTAGAATCAGTATTCAATGGAATACCTAAATCACGCAAATATTTAGAACGTTCAGTAGCAAAATTATATCCTTCAAATTCAGGTAAAGACATCAAAGCATTTACTAATGTAGTTTTACCTACACTCATTGTTCCACATAAACCTATCTTCATATTAGTTTCTATTTTGACCTGCTTGACCCATTGCTGTTTTATACCACGGAAGACCTTCACGATTACGACGAGCTTCTTTCCAACCGTCTTCGGTATATTGAATACCATGAAGATGATATTCACGTTTACGGTTATCGCCTTCAGGAATCAATGCTGGACCTTCCCAATTATGAAGTTTACCTTCCCAAACATAGGCAATAGTACCATCTGCTTTAGTTAGTTTTTTACTTGGTTCATATTTAGTTTTCATGGTTGTAATATAATAAAAATTCTTTGATTTTCCAAATTAGTTCCAATAAGTCGTATCTCCGTGAATGTTGTCCCAATCACATCCTTTAATCAATTTTTCAACAGATAAAATACCTTGTGCTCCTGAAACTGTAATACCACGAGCTGATAAAGCATCACCTACAAAGTGAACATTTGGGAAATCTACAAGAGCTAAATCACTTGGATAAACTAATGGTTCAGGTGAAAGATATTTTACCTCAGGAACATAAACACCCCAATCATCTTGAAGTGTTGGGAATACTTTTTTCATATCCTCAATAAAATCCTCTATGTAATTCCAATACTCACCCATTCCATGTCTTACAATATCTAAATTATCAATTTGGATTGAGCTAACTTTTTCACCTTCTGATGTTGATGATGGTTTACGAGATGGACTATAATATAATCCAGTTCCAGCAAACTGTAGTTCATTTACTACTTTACGAGACCAAGCAAATGGATCTTCAATATCCTTAATTTCCATAATAATACCAAAATTAGTCATTCCATTTAGATATTTAGGATCTTTTTTAGCATGTCCATTGTAAGTAATATCACCATATGTTTCTTCTACAGCAACATAAGCGGCATTATTATTTGTACAAAATGAACGTAATGAAACGCCTGTATCAAATTTACGGTACAATTTAAAATCGTAACTAATGTCAATTAATTTCTGAAAGTGATGTTGTGGTGCTTCAAATCTAACTCCAATTTGTACTGATTTGGGTTCAGTTTCTAGTTTATAATTATCTTGTATTTGTTGGGCAAAATCAATACCTGATTTACCTACGGCAAAAATAAGTTCATCATAAGATACTTCAAAATCAGGAAATCCTTGTTTATCAATAACATATTGATTTAATTCTTTAACAAATACTAAATTTTTATCAAATACAATAGATGTTACTTTAGCTTCCCAATGAAAATTAACACCTTTAGACACTAAATAATCATACCAATTTTTAGCAATCTCAGATAAATAATCTGTTCCTACGTGCCAAACAGGAAATAATCGTAAACCAAAATACGGTTTAATAAATTCTGGTTCTTCAACTGGATTTGAGCATTGTACTTCTTCTGGTTTAGGATGGAAACGTTTGAAATTATTAATAACTTCATCCATCAATTCCATTGCCTTTTCCTCACCTGTATATTTAGATAATTGACCTCCAATTGCTGTATGATAAGTCAATTTACCATCCGACCAACCTCCAGCACCTAGAAAACCTGTCATTACTTCCTCAGGTTTTCTGTTATAAGGGTCTTTACCCATATCAATAATGGTGATTAAACTACCATCATAACCATTGTCTACTAATTTGGTAGCAGCATTTACACCTGCTACTCCTGATCCTACAATTACAATTTTCTTTGCCATATATTTAATGCGTTAATATAATAAAAAAAGGTGACGTCTCCAAATTTGGTGACGCCACAGCTGTCATTTTTTTAAGATTTGTTCGACGGGCTATGAATCCGTCTATAAATTATTGTAGTGTTCCAGAATTATTAAATACTGGAATACCAATAGTTTTCATTGCTGCTATAAATTCTGCTACTGTTCGAGGTGCTGGGGTGTATCCTTGAATAGCAGCACTTAAATAATCATTAGTAGTAAAGTTTGTTCCATCTGAAGGGAAATTATAAGCCATTACTCTACATGCAGTAGTACCTGACCCTTGATCTGAACCGTATTGAGGAAAACAAACAGTGTAACTATTTGCTGCTCCTAAAGGTACTCTTTGAGCAACATATAATGGATTACCTGTTGCGGGTGAGTTAAAAGTAGCTTGTGTTGAAGTTGGATCTGTATCAGCATCATAAGCAATTACAAAATCACTACTAGCCATAATTCCTGTTTTATATGCTCCTGAAATAGGACCAAATCCACCCGTTGGTCCGGATGTTGAAGATATTACTGTAAATCCTTTTGTTCCAGCATCTGCTGATGATACTCCTGAAATTATATATGTTGCCATTTTGTTTTATTATAAATATTTTAAATTTAGGACTTAAATAATCCTGTAAAGAAATCTTTTAATTCTCCTCCTTTAACTGCACTTAAAGCACTTTCTAAGGTTGCTAATGATAAGTTTTTAGATTGTAAAGCTTTTACTGCTGTTGCTCCTGAAGCAATTAAGAATGTAGCTACAATAGCATGAAACACACCATTAGCTATTTTCTTAGCCATTTCTTCATCCTTTACAAATTTCTTAGTAACTGCTAAAAGTGGTGCCATATATAAGTGATGCAATTCATCCGCAATATGACCTAATTTAGTCATCCATTGGTTGTAGGAATCTTCATCTGTTGGTTTTTTACCTAATGCTTTATTAACCATCGAACCAGCTGCTTTACCAAATTTAGCAATTAATCCCATAATAGCAGGCAATGCAATAGCAATACTAGCTACAGTAATTAACCCTTCATTAGTTGATTGTGAAGCTTTAGCTAATTCAGAATCCATAGTTTTTAATATAGCAGACATTTCGTCTTTTATATCATCAACCACTGTTTGTTCTTTATCATCTAAATCAATATCTATTTCTGCTAGTTTTTCTTTATATTGACTTTCAGTAATAATACCTGCTCGTTTTTGAAGTAGTAATATTTCTTCTGTTATAATGTAATTCATGATTTTGTTATAAATATATTAAAAATTATACTATTTCATTCATTTCATAATAAAATGAATCTCCATCTTCGGTTATCCATCTGTCAGATTGGTTTTCAACTGATGGTAATTCTGTATCTACTTTAAATTGTTTTAAATCTTGTGGAAGTGATTTAGTTACCCAATTTGAATCTTTCCAAAATATTCTATTATTAGGCATACATAATAAATACCCTTCATCTGATTCAAATATATGACCACATTTATAATCTGTTGGTTCATCACTATATGGATTATTATACCAATCTACAGTAAAAAGGTATGTTCCCCAAACTTTACTTCCATCTCTTAAAACAACTTGTGCTCTATGATAAGCTAAAAAACTATATTCTATTACAGATACGTTTTCACTAAAACAATCCCATAATTGTTTAAAATTAAATGGAATATCATTTGTAGGGATTTTAGTATATATTTCTGAAAGTGGAACTCTAGAGCGAACCATTCCATTATCTGTCATAACATGAAATGTTAATATAACTCCAGCACAAGACTGAATACCAAAAACATATACATTATAAAACTCGTCTGCGTCTTTATGGTTTTTTGTAAAATAGGATTTGCGAACTAATGCTTTAAAACTTGGAATATTCGCGTTTAACATTATTTTTCTCTTATTAGAAGTTCACCTAATACTTCCATTTTACCTACTTGTCTTTGAAATTCGTTTTGGTTCATATCTAAAGATATGCTTTTTAAAATTTCAGCAAATTCTTTTTTAGCTGCTTCTTTATCAAATTTTCCATCTATAGCTTTTTTATAATAAGGAGCCTTAACGTAAAAGTGATTATAGGTTAGCATAGCTAAACCACCTTTTTCTTCGGCTGTTGATGCTATTTTAGCAGCTCCGGCAGCTCGTGTTGAAGCAAATTCTTCAAAAGTTTCTTTAACTTTTTTTGCCTCGTTCATTATATCTAATAATTTTATCATATTACCAAGCTTTACAAGACCAATAACGTGCTTTCCAACGTGGTCCAGGGTTTTTACAATTATGTCTAGCTCTAAAAGCGGCGCGGCGTTTTGGATTTTTATCCTTAATTACCATTCGCTTACCTTTAGCTGATTTTCCACCAAATCCAAAGTTAACTTTTACAACTTTACCTTTATCGTTTTTAACATATACTTTAAATTTCTTAACGTCGCCCTGCATTGGTTTACCTAATTGAACTTTACGTCCTTGGTATTCGGCTTCTGTTAATATACCTTCGGCAAGTTGTTGATCGTATTGTTCAATATCATTCTTAACATCATAATAGTCATCTAAAGAACCTCCTTTAATAAATGCTAAAAAGTCTTTAAACGAATTAAAAGTTAAAAATTTTAATAACTTAGGGTCTTTGAATACACGGCGAACCATATCCATTACACCCGCACTTGTTAATTTAACTTCTTCAATTGAATTTTCTTCAAGCATAGGCATATCTAAAGGCACTACTTGCCCTTCAAATATTCCATATTCACCTAAATCTGTTTCAGTAATTTTTTCTTTATCAATACCTTCAACGTTTAAAACACCCCGAGAATACAAATATCTTGCTTCGGCCCATAAATCTAAATATGCTTTAGAACCATAGGGTAATGTTGTTTCATATAGTGGTTTCTTATTGTCTATATGATATTGCATGTTCTCAGTCATCAAGACACGCGACTGAAGATTTTCGTTTAATATAGGTGCTTTAGTAGGTTTTGTTGCTGTGCAACAATCCTTATTTTCTAATACTTCCCTAATTAATTTTTTTAAATCCATAGTTATAAATATTAAAATGCTTTAACAAATACTGAACTAACACTGGTTTGGGATGATGCGTAACCTATAATGTTTGAAATAATTTTATTAGCATTTTTTGTTTTTGATATAGCACTAGCTATTTCTAAAGCTAAAAATTTAGAAATTCTATAAGATTCTTTTTGGTTTAATGTTTTTTTAGGATCATCATAATAAGAATTAAAATCTTCAGAAGCTAACTCAGGAAAACTATTCCAAAGTTTTTCAAATTTAACTTTAAAATCAGCATCGTTGTTTTCTACTTGAGTTTTTATTTCATTAGGATCAGATAAATTAATATTATTATCAGCAAAAGATTTTTTAATGATAGAATAACCAACTTTTCCTCCTGCTGCTTTTTTTAATACTAATTCTCCTTGAAATCCTGTTAATCCACTAAAATTTCTAAATTCAATTTTAGATCCATCTTTTAATAAAATATAAGATTTAGCATGAGAAGGTCTAACATCTATTCCATTATATTCATATTCTGATTGGGGTGAAGTGGAATTATTATAAACTTTTAAAGTAGCTTTTTTATCAGTTTTTTTCAATGATACTCCAATAATTAAACCAGCATTAAATTTTTCTAAAAGTAAAGCATTTATTTCAGATAATGTTTTAGGCCATTCAATATTTGTTTCTTCAGGATTAACCATCCAAATATCAGCAGGGTTCCATTTATTTAAATCTTTTATTCCTTCTCCTTTTAATAAAGGTTTTACAACATTATTTAATCTTTGAACCCAAGTTGATCCTCTATGATGAATAAAGGAACCAGGATATTGTTTTGCTAAAGCATTAGCTATACTAACACTAGATATTAACCATCCTTTATTATTTTTTAATAAGTCAGAAGCACTATCGAAATCAGTAACTTCAACTTTACTTTTTGAACTTTGAATAGTTTGATCATTTATAGATTCTTCAGTTATATCTTCTGAGGATGAATATCTAATAGCATTAGCTATACATTGGGCTGATTCTGCTTGGGCGGTTTGTTCTGAACCACCTCTCATACCTCCCCCTCCACCAAATTCAGCTGTTTTTTTTAAATCAGATGTAGTAATTGTTTTACCATCTTCATTAACACCTAAAACAATAGCTTTATCAATTTTTGTTTTACCTTGGAGTTGAGATAAAACTTCTTTGGTATTAATAACTTTAAATTTTGAACCGTCGTTTAGTTCTAATTCATCCTCCTTTTGGATTTTTTGAATTAAAATTTCAATTCTTGGGACTTTGTTACCCCCTTTTAAAGTAGCATCTTTATTTAATTCAGATGGAGTTAATGCAGTTTCTTCTAATGAAACACTAATATTAAGTTTATTTAATAATGATTCTAATAATAAAACATCCTGATTATTATTCATGTCAGGATACCCCTTATCAAATTTATAAGAGTATTTTTTAAAAAATAAATCTAGTGCGTCCATAATTAAGCTGCTGGTGTTTCTTCTTCTGCTGGAGTTTCTGCTGGTGTTTCTTCAGGTGTTTCTGTTCCGCCTGGTTTTTCTTCTGTTATACCATAAGCTAACATTCTAGCTATTGCTTGTGCTGCTTGTTCTTCCTCGCTTAAGTTTAATAGATAATATTTTTTACCTTCTACTTGAGCAATCCAACTTCTTGGAGTGTAAGTTAATAAAAATGGTTCACCATTGCCCAAAACAATTCTAAAAGTTGTAGGACGAGGAGCAACCCATTGTATATCTGTTACAAAGATTTCATATTGGTCTGTTAACAAATCAATAATAATATCTTTAAGTTCTGGGAATTTAGCTAAAACAGGAAATTTAGGAGCATCTAAGGTAATTTCTTCCTTACCAGTTAAGGTTTCGGGATTGTAAATGTTATTTACAATTGATTTGATTTTCTCCTTTAATTCGTCTTTAGTCATTATTTAGACTTTAGTTGTTTTGCTATTTTTTCTGATAAGTAAGGTTTAGCTATTTTTTCAGCAGCACTTATATTACCTTTATTTAAAGCTATTCTAGCTTGTTTGAGGTTGTGTTGGTCTGAAGCATCTTTATTAGCCATATCTTTAAGTGCTTTCATAATTTTACCTGCTAACATTTCATCTTTACCAATTTCAGCTTCCATCATAGGAGCTTCAGGTTCACCCATATGAGGTGCTTCACCTGTTGCAGCATCTACAGCGGCATCAATGTATGGTTCTTTTAATTCAAAATCAAGGTAATGTTTAGCACCTGACATCATGTTTTTAGCAGTAGTAATTTTTGACTGCCACCAAGCTGGAAAATCAATTTCCTCACCTGTTTCTTCTAGTTCTTCTAGAATAGCATATAATTTCATAGCGTATTTACCAATTTGGTATAATTCACCTTTAATCATATGTGGTTCGTTATCTTTATGACCTAAGTCAATATCTTCTTTAACTTCACCTTTTGCTTTTTGAATAGCAATATCACGTTTAGCTAAGTAATCTTTAGAATCAATATCTCCGTCTCCATCCATATCTTCTTTTTTACCTTCTTTCATTCTTAAATCAGAACCACCTGGAGTATAAGGGGCATATTGATTATATAAGTTTTTAGCATCTTGACCATATCCTAAGGATTCTAAACTTTTAATTACTTTACGAATCTCAGATTGTTGAGCTGAACCTCTTGTGTAAGCTCTATTGTCATCTGACATCATATAAAACCAATCATGAGTTTTTAATTTTTGTTCAAGAATCTCTT